CCCGGTTCCAGCCCGCGCACGTTTGCCGTAGCCACATACAATTTGTTTGTGCCGGCGTGGTATACAATATCGCTGGGCACATAAGAATGATCCGGGGACCAGTAGCGGCGATTTGCCACCATCAGGCCGGAAAGCACGATGGTCGCGTTGTCATACCGGAAAGCGGATTCCGCACTAAAGCCCATTCCCTTCAGGGCCGCGTAAATGTTTGCGGGGACAATCACCTGCCAAGAACTTTCGGGGTCGCTCGGCGGGAGGATTTCCGTGCCCTTATCCTTGCGCACAACCACATACAAGGCGCCATTGAATTCTACCATAGCGCCGTGCGGGTAAATCACCGGATAGGGGCGTTTGCCATCAAGGTAGTCTTGGTAGGCTTGCGAATCAAACGGCGCCACAGGGAAGTGGCGGTTTTGTTCGCGGTGGGCGGCGCAAGAGCGGACCAGCGGAATCTTCTTGATTTCGGTGACCAGGTCCTTCTCATCCGTAATCTTGCCGGAAGCGAACATCTCGGCGACGGCGCGGGACCTGAACATTTCCGGCGTATCGCCGGTGCTCGGCTTGTCGAGGACCGGGAGCCTATCGGAATAGAGCGGCGTAACGTCATCATTGAATTTGAGCGTTTCATTCGCTGCCTCCGCAAGGCTGTCCGTCTTAATGTAGGTGACGCTTACGGCGGTGATCTTTGCAAAGGTCTCTTTGTTGTTGTATCCGGCGCCAAACACTTCGCCATCGCCCAAGGTGATGGTAAGGCCGCGACCGGTATGCTGGCAAAGAACTAGCCAATCACGATCCGTGTAGGCAAGAAGTTCCGCCATCGAATAGATCGGGACTACTTCCTTCGCCTTGCCGTCATTGCCGATTCCTTCAAGGAAGACGCGCACGGAAGGCGTCCAAACCGCCTTGTAGGTTTCCGGCACATAAATGGACTGGAAAGTGCCCGGCGTAAGGTCAATATCATCCGTGGTGAAGTTTTGCGTGACATATTGGCCGGCGCAGTAGAGCGCCTTGTATTTTTGCTCGCCCTCGGCGGTCATTTCGTCGAGTGCCTCGAACCTATAAAGCAGGAGGTTGGCGGCGGATCCATCGCGGAGGTTCACCGAGCCGATGGAATCGTAAAGGCCATATTCACGCAGGGATGAGAAGTAAAAGTCATTCCCGGAATGGATGAGCGGCGGGGTAATGCTTTCGATGGAATTGAGGAGGAAACCTTCGCCCAATTTAAGCAGGTAGGCATCGTTCGCCCTCAAGATGTCCATATTAAGCAGGTGTGATGCAGCCCTGGCGGTGATCATATCATCGCCGTAGGACATCATTTGGACAAAGCCGCGTGCCTGCATTCCATACAATGCGGACAACTTGTTGAGCGCATTAGGCGCCGCACCCAATCGTTCCTGAATGGTTTTGTTGGCTAAAGCAAAATGATCAAAAAACTGTTTCACGGTGCCCTCGGGTTTTGGCGGGCGCGTAGCCCTTTCTTAAATATAGGTTTATTTTCTGCCAAAACCAAGTATACAATAATATACACGCCCCCGTCGCCGGGAGCGTGCACCTATGCAGGTTGTATGACTACCCAACCTTAATTTTCATCTCCGGGGCGATTGACGAAATCGTGGTTTTCAAGTTCGTCAATCATGTCCGGGGCAAGATCCTCTATCATCGCAGTGACCGAGGGGTGGTCCGAAAGCATTTCGTCCCAGTCCTCTTCTTGCAGGTGGAATGTGATATGGCACATGCCACCGGAGAAGTCGAAGGTGTAATACTCAAGCAAGTCGCCTGCCTTGTAGTATGGCTCCGCACTCTTGTCCGCACGTATGCCGAGTTCAACGCGGGCAACCGGCATCTCGGCGCCAACGCTGACATCCTCGGTAAGGACAGTTTCGAGGCCGTAGCCCTTCAACTTGTCCGAGCCGACAATGAGCTTGTCGAGCGCCGCCTTGCATTCCTTGGCGTCCTTTACATTGTCCTCTTCGTAGTCCTCGTTGCTCTTGTTTTCAAGAGCGCTTCCGAAGGCGGTGGAAAGGTAGGATTCAATCACATCAACGGCATCGATGGCAGTCCCCACTTGGGCGGAATCGATGGTTTCCCCGCTCGAGTCCTTCCACTGAATCACGTAGCGTTTCGTGGGGTTGGCACTGGGGAATTTCACTTCCACCGTTGCTTCCATAGGAGTTGTCCCGGGCTTCTTTGCCTTGATGACCACGGTGTCGTAGCCAACGGGCGTGGCGCCGGTGGACTTGAAATCCACCGAACCGCTGCATCCCATATCATTCAGGGCGCCTTCGATTTCCGGGAACATTGTGGACTTGAAGCGTTCGATTTCTTGCTGGCGCTCCTCAAGATAAAAGAGCGGCATCTCGGAGAAAAGTTCTACCATCTGTTACCTCAAACAATTCCTTGGCCTGCCAGCGCATCCAAGAGGAATGCATCCATGTGGCCCTTGAAGTTTTTCATGATTTCGGGGTCGTCAATGTGGCGCAATGCCTTTTCTTCAAACTCGGTGCCTTTTACGGCATCCTTGAGGGCTTGAAGTGCCTTGTCGTCGTCGTGGTCCTTGCGATATGCGTAAACCGCATTTTCGATGTCGCGGCGAACCCTTGCGCCGACGCGTTCTTCTCTTTTAATCAATCTAACGTGTGCCATTTTGATTACCTCAAATCTTCCGGCTCGTAGTTGAAGTTCGAAATGATCTCCGCCAGCACGGCGCGAGCCACGATCTTCTTCTCGGTCGAGTTCAAAGTGTTGTCCTTGATTTCAGGGCTGCTGTTTGCTAAAGCGTTTTGGACCAACGCGATGGCGGCCGTGACCTCGTGAAGGCACGGTGCCAGCTTCCCGGACTTTTGAAGGGCAGCACACTTCCGGCGTGCATCCCTCATAGTGATCCGGTTGAGCGCAGTAGCCTCTACCATTTTGATCTTGGGCATTTCAAGCCTCCTTAAATGTCCGTCATACCCTGCATCGCAGCCTTCAAGCCGGCGTTGTTGCCGGTATCGGTCTGCGGCATCACTGCACGGCTCGGCGCACCAGGGACCGGTTCGTTACTGTGCTTCATAATGCCGGCGTTGCCGATGATGGACTTTTCGACGTTTTCCTTTGTGATGTTGGAGTGGTAGTAGTCCCTGTAAGCCTGCACCATTTCGTCCTGAATGTTGCCTTCAAGGTATTTGAGGAGGTCGTCGTCACTCCAATCAAAAATGTTCTTGCCTTGTTCAACGGTGTTGGTCGGCACCTTACCGCCATTTGCCACGGCGATTGCGCCCTGGAAGTCACGGAGCATATCGATCGGGTCCTGATCGGTGTCGCCTGCCGAGTTCTTGAAAACGATGCTTTCGATTTTGCAGTTCGGGTTGATGAGGAATACCTGCGACCAACGATGGTGACCGTCAACGATGTAATACTGGCCGGCGTGTTCGTAAACAACGAGCGGGAGATTGATGGTGACCGGGCCGCCCTTCAGGATGGCCTTGGTCTGTTCCGGATTTTTACCGCTCACCTGATAGCCAAGGGACTTGCCCACGTCGATTTCATTCTGCGTCGGGAGAAGATCCTTCGCCGCAATCTGTTCTCTCTTCGTTTCCATCTTCGTCGCAAGTTCGCCCTTTCCGAAACCAAGTTCGAGAAGGTCAAGCTGGTTCTGCGAAAGGCCCTTGAGCGCGTTAACGAGATCCGGCATACTCTTTTGATTTTTGAGTGCCTGAATTTCTTGGTCGAAGTCGCGATTTCCGGTGTTGGTATCTTCGCGGCGATTGTGCGCCATGTGGATTTTTCCCATGTCCGTATCTCCTTGGTTAGAACTTTCGTCCGGGCATTCCATCCCGTAGTAAATGCAGTAGTCGCGGAAAGCATCCTTGTAGCGGTCCGGGACGCATTTGATTGCCTCGCGGGCAGGCAGCGCGTCGGAAAGATCGTCAAAGAAATTCCAAACGGACTGCCCTTCATAATCCTTGACCCACTTGTCGTTGGGGTCGTTTTCGTCATTGAAGGCAACGCGAATCTCGGCAGACCACTTCGTCCCCGGTTCGTGCGCTTCGCGCTTGTCTTGTGTGGCAAGCTGGTCGGAGATTTTAGCAGGTCCTTCCCCATTTTCGTAGCCATCAGCAATGATTTGCTGATACTTGTCGCAAAGGCGGTCGGCTTCTTCGGAGGACATCTTGTGGTCCTGAACAAGCCCATACCATACTTTTAAGTAAAAGCCGCGTAAATCGTTTGTGCTCATTTTAGCCCTCGATATTGATTGCGAGATCGACGTAGGATGTGCTAAGTTGTCCGGGAAGCTGAATTGCGCGGGCAACTTCGTCCGGGCTCATCCTGCCATAGATTTCAATCGAAACGGTGCCGTCCGGGTTAGCGGTGGTCTCAACGGTTTGATTATTGAGAATCGCATCTTCCAGCGTGGCAACAATCTTATCAATTGCTTTCAGCTCCGCATTCTTGTGGAGCACGAAATAGGACGTTACGCGACCCTCGTTCTTGACGGGGGCGTTTTCATCCGCGGATACCTCTTCAGGATAGTCCGACCAAATTACTTCGGACTTGTCCGCGATTCCGTCGGAGTCGGTTCCGATGGCGATGATGTGGTATTTCTTTTCGGGGTGCTTCTTATGGAGCGCCGTAACCTCATCCGCCAGTGCCTGGGCGGAATCACCGCTGTCGATGCCATCGACAATTTCGATTTCGCCGGAATCATTCTTGGAAATTTCTTCCAGCCCATATGTAACGGCGTCAAACGAAGGCTCGGCGAATGTGGCGGCATTCAGGGCGGGAGTATTCTTGGCTTCGTCCGCTACGAATTCATACCAGCAATCGCCTTCGCCGTCATAGGAATTCACAACCGCCTGCGCTTCCTTTTCGGTATCGCGTGTGCACCATTCTTCTCCACGCAGGTAAACAACCCAATGTCCCTTGGGCTCGGCGCTTTCTTTCCTGATAAGTTTGATTCCCATTTTCGTTATTCCTTTGCAATTTTAATGATGGCTTCTGCCGGGTCCATATCAAGCAGTTCACCGTAGCGGCCAACCACATAACGAATCCCGCCCATAGCAAGACCCTTATCGGTTTCGCCATCATACGAACGGAGGCAGAAGTCCCCACCGGGCTCGCCCTCAAAGCGCTTGGCGATTTTGAGAAGCACAACGTTTCCCTTGTCATCTTCGATTTCGGCATAGTCCAGGGCGCCTTTCAGGAAGTTATCCCTTGCATAATCGTCCGGCGCCGTTTCGGATTTTGCGGCTTCGCTTTTGATGCGGTAATCAATCTGATCGCTCATCCAGCCGCTCCACGAGTTCTCATAGTATCCCATCGAAGTAATCTTGTCAATGCCGTGCTCTTTCTTAAAGGCTGCCAGGCCCTCTTCGCGCAGTTCCGCGACCCCCTCATCACTACCCACGCAATCATAGTAGTCATCGTTCACGAACAGACGCTGTTCGTAGCCCGCCGGGATTTCTTTGAGAACCATATCCCACAGTTCCTGCTCGGGGTCACCGGAAACATCAATTTTTTCGCGTTCCGTTTCTTCGCCGGATTCAGGGCCGGTGCCACCCGTAATAACGTAGCACTGGATGTAAGGGGCACTTTCTTCTGTTTTGGATTCCTTGGACCGGCAATGCTTGCAAAGGCCGCCGTAGCGGTCATAGTCATATTCGGTCATCACGGCGCCACACGAATCGCAGCGCTCCATACTTTCTTTCTTGATGAGTTTGATACCCATTGCCTGCTCCTTAATACATATCGTTTTCGGAAAATTCGTTCACCTCGGCTTCCATCGTATTGTAGTTCACCTCGATGTCCACTTGCGCATGATTGCAATACTCACGGAATTTCTCGTAGGACACTTTGCTCTTGCCTGCGCCCTTCCACGCAAAACCGTAGCGGAAATAATAGGTCATTCCGGTGCCCTTGGTGCCTTCCACCACCGCGAGCATTTCTTCCTTGTTCTTGACATTCTTGTTGTTTTTGGAACCGTAGAACGAGTAATAGTAATACTTCGATTCGTAGTCCTTGACCTTCGCGTAGGCCGCCTGAATTGCGGGGATACGCTCATCAAGATACTTTTGGAATTCTGCGATGCTCCAGTCATCGTGGCGGGTAGCGGTTTCCCCAACAGACCCGTTCTTGTCCGGATTATTGAAGGTCACCGTGCCGAACGTTCCGTTCGGCGTAATGGTTATGAGGTAATACTCGCGTTTAGAGGGCTTGACGTATGCCCACTGCCAATCTCCGGAACCTGCAACGTTCCAATGAATATCACCGATGCCAGCCTTCGCCACATCGTCATACATCTTGTTGATGAAATCAACGCGGTCTTCCATAGAGGCGCTTGAATATGCCGGGGACAGAATTAACTTCTTCACCCTTTCCGGAACTTTGGAGTTGAGTTCCGGAGGCGGAACTTCCGCCTTGCCTTCGGGGGTAAGGATAAATACATTGGAGGCGCCCTGCTTGCGGCCAAATGCATAACCGCTAGCCACGAGTTCCTTCAAGATCCTTCCAGTCTTGGTCAACGGAAGGCCCGCCTTTTGGCTAATTGCACGGACACGCGCACGGCCAAGTCGGTTGATCGCCTTCATCACATCCATATATTCCGCGTCGGTAAATTCCGGGGCAGGTTCTTCCTGAAGTTTGGCATCGGCTGCTGCTGCCTGCTGGGGGGCGGCGCCTGCTGCAATGATTTCATCCAGCTCGGCATCAAGCGCATCCATATAGGCGTCCTCGTTGGCGCTTTCGGAAGGCTTGCCGTGCTCGAGCACATCATCGAGACTCTTGAATTCGTCCGTGAAGATGTTTTCAATATCATCTTCCGTCCGGAAATCCATCTCGCGTTCAATCGTATGGTTGCCCGCCGGGCTGATCGAATACTGCGCGATCTTCATAACGTTCGGAAGGAGGCGCCAGCTTACATCAATGTCCTTGCCATCCAAGGTCTTGGGGATGACATCAAGCGTAGGCGGTTCCTCTTCGTTGATGCGGGCATCGATTTTGAAATTCTTGACGCCGGCGCCGGACCAAGCGGCGGTCACGGCTGCCTTATAACCATTCATAGCCATACTTTCAAGTTCCTGCTTGTTGAAAAGTTTTTCGCCCTTGCTGTAATGCTTCATGCGTTCGAGGTGCGCTTCCGCGTCATCCTTTTTAGAAAAGGACGCAAGAACTTTGCCGTTTTTATGGTCGCGGATCACCCAAGGTGCATCCTCTCCCCGGCTGTTCTTGTGTCCCTTTTTATATTCAATAGTTTCGTTGGCCCCTTTCGATTCATCCTGATCGGTGGACCACACCACTTCCGAATCAAGCATACGATCGTTCTTGTCATAGAGGATGGCGGTGACGTGCATACCATTGTAAATGCGGCGATAGTCCGGGCGAAGCTCCTTGATGGTATGGATCACGGTTGATTTTTTCGGGGAAGTGATGATATCATCCAGCTCGTCCCCATCGGAATCCAACCCATACAGGGTGTATCGAATGTATTCGCCTTCGTATTCACGCGGCTTAAAAGACGGTGTGCTAAATTCAATTGCCATAAAAACCTCGAATTAAATATACCATATTTCCCCGCATTGCGCCAACCCTCGATTGCGCCAAAAGCACACAACGGACGTATATTTAGTGTATGGAGACTCCTACTACTGATTATTCAAAACTGTCCACACGCGAGCTCTATGAATTGACCGCGAAGGCCGAAGGCTATGAATCTGTCCCCGTGGACATAGATACGTTTTTGAATGACCCCTACTATTTGGGCCAAACCTACGACAACGGAAAAGCCGTTTACGAATACTGGCGCGAAGCCTTGCACCGCATCTATCCGAACCCGCTCTATTCCCCGTATGAGGAAATTTGCGTGACCGGCTGTATCGGTGCCGGTAAAACGTCCTTCGCCATTATGGGCGCAATGTATGACCTCTACCACGTGTGCCTGCTGCGCGAACCCCAACGCAAATACAAACTCTTGAGGACAACGCGTATCCTCTTCTCGCTGGTCACCGCCACAAAGGACTTGGCGTCCGCCGTTATGGCAAACCAAATGCTCGATGTGATTGCAGCCTCCCCGTTCTTTACTTCAAGGTTTATGCCGAAGAAGGGCGAGAAGCTGGACGAGGATATGTTCCCGCATCACGTCGGCGTAGGCTTCGGTTCCCGCGGCGGCCACAACTTGGGTAAGGCTGTTATCGGCGCCATCATCGATGAAGCAAACTTTCAGGAAGCGGTTGCCAATCAGGCGGTTAAGAACTATGAAACCATCACCCGCCGTATGTCCTCCCGTTTCAAATTGAAGAACGGTTCCCTTCCCTGCCGCCGTTGGCTGGTCTCCTCCCGTAACAGCGACTCCTCATTCCTTGAATCCCATATCGAGGCGGTGAAGAACAATCCAAAGGTGCTTGTGCTGGCGCCTGCCATTTGGGATGTCCAAAAGGAAAAAGGCATTTACAGCGGCAAGACATTCCCGGTCTTTATCGGGACGAATACGCAGCAGCCGATGATATGCACAACGGAAAAGGAAGTGGAAGACCACGCCGGATACATCATTGAGGTCCCGGACATTTACCGTGAGGAATTTGAGGAGAACCTTCCCGGCGCCTTGATGGATCTTGCGGGCGTTGCCAACCGCTCTTCGATGTCCCTTATCTATAACGTCGAAAAGTGGGTCGCCTGCCAGTGCCTCGACAATGCCATCGCGAAGGACGAAATCATTTTGTCCATCGATGGTGCGGATAAGATAATGGACTATATGGTGCGGGAACTTCCCAAATACAACTACTATGTCCATCTTGACGGCGCCTTGAAAGGTGACCGCTTCGGCTTCGCAATGTCCGCGATCGAAAAGCAAATGGCAGTGTCCGGGCGCAACCTGCTGACCGGGGAACAGACATTGCGATTGTCCCCGTCGCTCATTACCCCGATTGCATTTGGCATCAAGGCGCGTCCGGGCTCGGAAGTGCCTTTGTGGAAGGTTCGTCAGTTCCTGCTTGATTTGCGCAACAAGGGCGTTTGCATTATGCAGGTTTCGACCGACGGCTTCCAATCCGCCGACATGCGCCAAATGCTGGAGAAGATGGGCTTCAATGTGAAATACGTGTCCGTCGATACCACAAAGGACCCCTACCTGAAATTCGCTTCCAACATTAACCACGGCTTGATGAAAGTGCCGAAGAGCACGATTCTTGATTTCGAGGTAAGGAATCTTGAAAACCGGGACAAGAAGATTGACCACCCCGACAAGGTGATGGTTAACGGCCGCTACGTCAAAGGCAGCAAGGATATCGCGGACGCGGTTTCCGCCTCCCAGCACGAGGCGCTGCTCGCATCGCTATCGCTTTCGGCTGGAACGCTGGTGGAGCAACTGGGCGAGACGCAGCATTTGAGTATGCGTGGCAGGCAGGAATATGTCCAGGATATGATCTTCGGTATGGTCCAAGGGAATCCGGACGAGCACATCGCCGGGGGCATGTATTAACTGCGCATAAAGCGCGTTTTAAGGAGAGAAAACATAAAAGGCGGGTAAATACATACCCGCCTTAAAATATCGCCGTAAACGCGCT